CGAAAAAGCACACAGAAAGGAGGAACATGAAGAAAGAGCTTCTGAAAGAAGAACTGGAGAAGCGAGGCATGAACCAGCTGGAACTCGCAAATCTGTCCGGCCTTACTCCGTCGACAGTTTCGCGCATTTTGAACGGCGACAGGGAATGTGGCGTCAAGATCGCGGCGAAGATCACGAACGCTCTGAAGCTGAAACCGGCGACAGCGTGCAAGATTTTTTTTGAAGATTGAGGTGCTAAAAAGCACCAAAGGAGGAAAACCATGAAAAGAGAGAAATTCAGCCCGGCAGTCGGTGACGAGTACATCAACCAGGGCAACGGCAGCATCTTCCGCTGCGTTGAGTGTCTGGACGAACCAGGGACCGCAATCCTGCAGAACACAGAGAGCGGCTGGACATTCAAGGCCCACGGCCTCGGCATGTATTCGAACGGCTTCGTCGACTGGGACTTCTCAACCGGCGGCCACTTCGCATGAAAAGCCGGGAAGAAGTACTCGCTGCCGGCTACCTGTGCAAGAAGGACATCCGGATCCTGCTGAATGTCAGCCGGGAGGTCGCGGACAAAATGTTCGACGACGCGCACCAGTACGAGCTGGAGAAGTATGGCCGGCCGCGCATGTACTACTACGGCCGGAAAGTCTCGCTTGAGGCTGTTCTGGCAGTGACTGGCAAGAGCTTCAACATGTTGGCCAAACAAATAAAAAGCAGCGACTCGCCTGCAAAGTGATCGCTGCCCCCCGTTTAGTGGTAGGTTTAAAAAACCTGCCTCAATCTTAACAGAAAAGAGGAAGAAATGAAAAAGAGAATCATTGCGCTGGATGACACATACACCAGCGACGACATCCACAGCATCAACGCGCTGCTGTTCATCACTTCGATGATCATGCTCGTCATGATGACGATCGCACGGATCGGAGGCCTGGTATGAGCCGGAGACACATGGAAGAGATCGACGCTGATCTGTTCAAGAAAGAGTATAAGCGCATCATGGAGACGCACCACTTCACCATGGCGCAGCTGGCGAACATTGTCGCACCGCATAGCAAATCACCGAGCTCATATCTGAGCGACTGCGCAAGATCCGGAAAGGCTCCGACCGAAGTGCTGGAGGCCATGACGGACCTGTTCCAGATGGATCCGCACGTCTCAAAATCCTATGAAGAGCCGAAGGTCGAGAAGATCCAGCTGTTCGATCAGGGACAGCAGCCGATCATCGAGCGCCTCGATCGGATCATCAAGATTCTGGAGAACATCAGCCTGAACATGTCGGCGGCCTGCGCTCAGGTGCCGAAGGAGTCCGACGAATGAACCAGACGAACGTTTTGACATGGTACGAGATCGACCGGGATCTTCCACAGCTTCCGACAGCGAAGCATGTGCTGGTAGAACTGGACGACAACACCATGGTGTCCGGTAATTTCTGCGCCGTGACATTTCGCGCAGACAGAAAGACAGAGCCGGCACTGATCGAGTATTTCTTCGCGCCGGATGTGCATGGATCCAAAGAGGAAGAGCTGGCTCCCTCTGTTGATATCGAATACATCACCAGGTGGACATTCTACCCGGAGGCAGAAGCATGAATCGCAGAGAAGTCAAAGAGTTTTGTGAAGACCGGTGGAACTGGGAAGCCGTTGATGGCAATGACTGGGTCAGATTCACGATCCTGACCGTCGGCAGTCTGCAGTTCGGACGTGTCGAGATCAAACAGATCACCAACATCGGTGACGTCATCATGCACAAGACTGAACCGGTGACTGACTTCAGACCGGAAGGGACGATCTACGAGATCGACAAAGCGCATAAATGTATGAACTATGGCATCTCATTCACATCTCTTGCGGACAGAGTATGGAAGGAATTTAAACGACTTGAGGAGGCTAAAAAATGATAAGAGTCGAAAAAGCAAATAAAAACAATCTGCCGGAATCCGCTCATGGTCATCTCGAAACAGATGGCGTTGGAATCGTTCTCGAACTGAAGGGCGGACCGGCCGTGGTATTCGAAGAACTCTGCGGCCTGGTCGCTTCGCTGCGGAATAATCCTTTTTACAGCGAAATGCTGGACGCAGCACTCGAAGCAACGGAGGACGGTGCTGTCAGTGTCGGGGAAACGATCAACCTCCGGAAGGCGGTGGACGCATGAGCGAGAACAAGTTCCCGGCAGTGAAGAACCGCACGTCCGGCCGGCAGACGGTCACCAGAGGACGGATCCGGATCGGAAGATTCAATCCGATCATGGATTTTGAACTGCAGGCAGACAACGCCACAAATGAAGAACACATGGAGTTTACCGTCAACGGCGAACATTATGACATCTGGCTCCCGCTTGGAGAGTATGCGGATTTGCACGAGAAGCTGCGCGGAGGTGACAGATGAACCTGACAGTGCAGAAGACACATGTCGATGATATGCAGCAGGCTGTCCAGGCTGACCGCCAGAAGTACATCGGCGGCTCTGATGCCGGTGCCATCTTCGGCCTCAATCCCTGGAAGAGTGCCTACGCTCTCTGGTGCGAGAAGACCGGCAGGATCGACGACAAGATCCCGGACAACGATGCGCTGAAGACCGGCCGGGATCTGGAGAACTATGTCGCCCAACGCTTCACAGAAGCAACCGGCAAGACGGTCCGCCGCGATAATTACAAATACACGCTGCATGAGTATCCGTTCATGGTCGGACACATCGACCGCCGGATCGTCGGAGAGAATGCGATCCTGGAATGTAAGACCGCGAACAGCTACCAGACGGCATACTACGAGGGCGGAAATTTCCCGCCGCACTATTACACACAATGTCAGCACTATATGGCCGTGACAGGCGCCCAGCGCGTCTATCTGGCGGTGCTTTGCTTCCCTCACTTTTACTGGACCTATTACGACAGAGACGAGGCCGAGATCGCCGCTCTGATCGCCGCCGAGGCCGTGTTCTGGGAAAACGTACAGAACAACGTCCCGCCGGAGATCGACGGCTCAGACAGCACGGAGCGAGCCATCCAGGCGCAATATGCCGACGGTGGCGCTGACGGTGTCGTCTCTCTCGAACGGTCCGGTCTTCCGGAATCACTGATGATGATCGCCGAGTGCAAAGCGCAGATCAAGGATCTGGAGGAGATCCAGAAGGCACACGAGAACAAGATCAAGGAAGCAATGGGAGAAGCTGCTCTCGGCATGGCTCCCGGCTGGAAGGTCAGCTGGAAGAATCAGAGCCGGAACACCGTCGACACCAAGCGACTGAAAGAAGAGCACCCGGATCTGTATGAAGAATATCTCAAGACATCCGAAAGCAGAGTCTTCCGGATCACGAAACTGAAGGAAAAGAAAGGATCCTAAAAATGAGCGAACCTAAACAGAATAACCAGGCCGGACTGCTGCAGCAGACGGCTCAGAACAATACAAAAAACAACGCTGTGGCGAAGGCAAAAAAGACTAAGTTCGCCGCACTGATCAAGGACGCCAACGTCCAGAACAGCCTCGTCGGCACTCTGGGCGATGCAGCCAGGACGAAGACCTTCACGTCTTCTCTGATCTCAGCTGTCAGCACAAACCCGGCTCTGCAGGAGTGTGAAGGCATGAGCATCATCAGCTCTGCGCTTCTGGGCGAGAGCCTCAACCTGTCACCGAGTCCGCAGCTGGGCCACTATTACATGGTGCCATTCAAGGACAACAAAGCAGGCATCACGAAAGCAACGTTTCAGCTCGGATGGAAAGGCTACTACCAGCTCGCCCTGCGCTCCGGCCAGTATAAGAACATCGACGCTGTGGCGATCAAGGAAGGCGAGCTCGATCACTACGACCCGATCACGGGTGAGATCAAGATCACGGCGATCTCTGACTCGCTCGAAAGAGAGAAAGCCCGGACGGTGGGCTATTACGCATATTTTGAACTTATCAACGGCTTCCGGAAGGCTATCTACTGGCCGAAGGAAAAGATGGAAGCGCACGCGCTGAAGTACTCCAAAGGATATGCAGCGAAAAAGGGCTACACGTTCTGGGAGAAGGATTTCGACGGCATGGCTCTGAAAACTATGTACCGCCAGCTGATCGGCAAATACGGCATCATGTCGATCGAGATGCAGAAGGCATACGCCAACGACATGACCGTCCAGACATCCATCACACCGGACGACAACGAGCCGGAATACTTTGACGCCGGTGTCATTGACGCCGCGACAGGGGAGGTGATCGAATGAACATTCCTATCAATGCAGATCTGCTTCTGAAAGAGCTCCGGCATGAGCTGAGAAAAGTCGAGACGAATATCATCGATCCGCTCTGCGATCCGAAAAAAAAGAGATCCATCACGCTGAAGATCACAGTGGATCCGCATGGTGATCCGCACTCAATGCCGCTGATGTCCGCCGAGATTGGCAGCACACTCGCACCGAGAGACTGCAGCGGGATCGCCGCCGTCTGTGAGCAGATGTCGTTATTCAACATGAACACACCAAGCGAGGACCAGCAGCCGGAAGTATCGGCCGATGCCTGAGCTCCTCATGTTTACCGTCCCAGGCGTGCCAAAGGGGAAGGCGCGGCCGAGAGTTACAAGAACAGGTCACGCCTTCACGCCGAAGGGAACGGTGGAATACGAAAACATGGTCCGGATGTCGTTTGTTACGGCATACCCGGACCGTGTGCCGATTCCGGAGAGCGTTCCGGTCAGTGCCGCCATCAAGGCATACTTCCCGATCCCGAAGAGCTGGTCTAAGAAAAAGCGGGAGGCTGCCGAACTGGATGCACCGACAAAAAAGCCGGATCTGGACAACATCGCGAAGAGCATCCTGGACTCGCTGAACACGATCGCATTCTGCGACGATTCACAGGTCGTGTATCTGATGGTATCAAAGCACTACTCAGACCGGCCACGTGTGGAAGTGAGGCTTGCTTATGAGACAAGAGAATAAGAGCGGCTTTTTCGCAGTCCACAGACAGATCACTGAGTGGCGTTGGTGGCACAACAACACAGCCCGCGGGATATGGCTTTACCTGCTCACAGAAGCCAACTGGAAGGACGGATTTCTGCGCAATGGAGAGCTGATTCCGCGGGGAAGTTTAGCCCGATCACTGCGAAAAATGGCCGAAGATTCTGGCGTCACAGTGAACACTCTCCGGTACTGGTTGGAACGCTTCGCCCGCACAGGCGAAATAACTAAGACCACCACACAGGGCTACACCGTCATAAACATAGTAAACTACGACAAATATCAGAGTTTTACAGATGGCTACCACACACCAACTGACACACCAACTGACACACCAACTGACACACCAACTGACACACCAACTGATACTGATAGAACAAAGAAACAAAGTAACAAGGAAACAAAGAAACAAGTATTTATTAGGCCGTCGCTAGACGACGTCCGTGAATACATCGACCAGAATTATCTGCCGGTCGACCCGGAAAGGTTCTTCGACTACTACGAAGCAAACGGCTGGAAGATCTCCGGGAAGTCCCAGATGAAAGACTGGAAGGCTGCAGTCAGGAACTGGAGCCACAGGGAGCAGGAGAAGGCGAACGAGAAAACTAGAAAGAGGTTATTTTGATGACTGTGGACGAAATGAAAAAGATCCTCGCCTACCTGAGGGTGTCATATCCGAAGTCGTTCGAACATTTGAAGACACTCGAAGACGAGGAAATGTATCTCACTGTCTGGTATGACATCTTTCGCGAGGAGGATGCCCG